ATCTGGTGACGTTATTTGGTATTGAGCCATTTACTGCCCCACTGGAGTGATAGACCACTCACCTGTTGGCTCAACGATCTGGAACCCGCCTAGCCCACTGTTTTTTCGTGCGTGTACGTTTGCGCGTTCGTAGAGCTTGATTGACGATTGCGCCTTTTCCATCATGAACTGCGTCATTGCCTTTCGAGCCTCTGCATTTGTTGACAGTTGAGGAACGGTCTTTTGGATAAACTCGCGGTCTGCATTTGAAGGGTTAGCACCAAGGGTTTTAATCTGGTCAAGAACTAACTTACTCGCTTCAGCGTTGTAAAGCTCAGAACCGATTTGGCCTTTTGGTGTTGATCCGGTTATGCCATTGATATAGCTGCCAACCGTCATTTTCAGATTGGCTGCACCCCCAGAATATGCACCATTGGCGTCTGCTTCTTGTAGCTTCTTGACTGTTGACAACGTGTTTTGCGCGGTCATTGCACCTTCACGCCACTTGACTAGCTGTTCTGCATCCATCTTGCCTAGTTCTGTCTCAAACGCCTTTGGCCCAACGTTTGACAATCTGATATTGTTTGCGCCGCTCTTAGCCTTTTTCAGCTCATATTCTTGATATGCAACGTTTGGCACGAACTCACCATTAGGGCCAAGCGTGAACGGTTTATTTGGATCAGCTTGTTTTGGCCCTGCGCTAAACACAGATGATGCAGAACCCTCTTCATCAGTACGAACCAGATTTCCGTCAACAGAGTGAAAACCGTATTTTTTCTTTGGGTCTATTGCCGCTTTCATCTCCATTGCTTGCTTAAGAGCCGCAAGACTAGCCTGCGGGTTTTGTGCAAGAAATCTCCGTGGGTCGAACGGTTGCACCTGTCCGATGTTCGCTGCATTGGCAATAGTCGGTCCTTGCCCATTAGCCATTGCGTCTCCACCAGACATTGGAGTAAACGCACCACGAACAGCAGCAGAATCTGTAACCTGCTGCGCCCGTTGCGCTTTAGCCTCTTCGATCCGTGCAAGGTGGTCAGCCATTTGCATTTGCTGAAACTCGTCTGCCGCCTTTTTGCGTTTCCAGTTATCAGCCATGCCCAAGCCTTCTTGCAGGCGTTGCCCGAATCCAGCACCGTCAGAACGAGCAGAAGCAGCAGCCAAAAGGCCAAGCCCTTGCTGTCCCTCGTATGTATTAAATAGGTCTAGTAATCCCATCATTTCCTCCCGATATTCGTGTACTGCGCCCAATCAATAGGAGCAGCTTGCGTACCACTTAGAAGCCCTTGCATCGCAGGCATCTTGCCCCGGCTAGACTGTCCGAAAGCACTTGCGTTAGCCAGCAAGCCAGGTGCGTTTGCTTGGTTGTTTGCCAAGGTGTTCAACAGTCCTTGGTAAGCTGTTTTCTGTTCAGTAGAGAACGGGTTAGCCCTGTAGTACTCCTGCATATTTGCATTGGTTTTCAGGTTGTCCAGCAAGTAGGGTTGAGCAGGTGCCCAAGGGTCTTTGGAGCTTGATGCTTTGGTTTGCGTGTCACCAGAAGCGAGAGCGCCTAACCCTGCGCCAGCAAGCTGTGCAAGTCCTGAATTGCCCTTGAGTAAAGAGCCTGCACCCTTGATCGAGTCCCATAAACCGCTACCAGACGCAGCAGGCATGAGACTGCTTCCAATGTCAACGCTACCTAGTGCTCCACCAGACAAAGCGCTTTCATATCCCGGCGTACTGGCAAGCAAATCACCACCGATACCGCTACCGAATGAAGAACCTGTAACGCCTTCCACAGCTACCGGGTTAGCTGCTGCTACTTGACCGTTTTGCATAAAAGCTAGGTCAGAGCCACCAGCAAGACCACCCAAAGCGTTGATACCGCCATACATAGCTGCCATCGTTGCAAGTGGCCTGCCGACTGCTTTCCATGCCTCATCCAATCCATTCCCGCGATTACTTTCTGGGTGTGGATCAACGTTAGACCATGCATCAAACGCAGGATTTGAATCACTGTATCGGCCCTGACCCCACTGGATAGGCACCTCGTGTGGGTTATCCCAACCGCCGACCGTCATCGTTGACTTAGCATCAGGCCCAAGGAACATATCGTAGTAATTGCCAACGTCCATGCCTGCTACTTCACTAGCAGCGTTGCCGCCTTTGTCATCAGCAACAAAGGTTTTTCCGTACTTTGCAATGAATTCTTCGCGTGTCATGATTGATCCTTACTTGATTGCTTGATTTGCAAGCTGGAAACCGCCGAGAGCGCCGAGCCAAGGATTACCAGCGTTATTTTGGGTGTTGGTAGAAGTACCGCCCTGCCCTGCTATCTGGTTTTGTTGCTGGTTGAACATCGTCTGATAGTTAGCAGGCGTGTTCTGCATATTCGTCGTTGCCTGCACACCGTTCTGTGCCCACTGGTTTTGTGCGTTCAACACGTTCAAACCGTAGCTAGCGCCAAACTGCGCGTTGTTGTTGTCCTGCGAGATTCCAAACTGGTTGTTTTGGTTGGTAATCTGTTGTTGAGTCAGGTTGCGGTTTTGAGCATTTGTCCAATCAGTACCGTACAGGCTGGTTAGGTTCTGTCCTATGCCGAGGTTCAAATCACGCAACCCGTTAGCCTCTACGACACCTTGCCGACTACCACCAAACCCACCAGCAGCTACAGCACCGGAGCGCATCGCAGGCAGTTGGTTCCTGTTGTAGTTGTCCGTCATTTGGTTGACGATGGTGTTGCCCATCTCTTGCAGATACGGGTTTTGCCCACCTGATGTAGAGCTAGAGGAACTAGAGCCAGAACTACCGCCAGAGTAGCCACCGGAGTTACCTCCAGAGCTACCCATTCCTAGATTCTGTGAAGTAGATGTATTTCCCCAACCGTCACCGATGCCGTTCTGACCCAAACCAGAACCATACCCGGCAGTTCCATACGCCTTAGAGCCGGGACCATAGATGCCGCCAAAGCCGTAATCCTGCCCACCAGCATTAGCCACGCCGGTATATGTCCCGCTCTCAATCGCTGTCTTTTGAGTGGGACTGATGTTGTTCATCCACCCATTGAAGTCGTTAGCAAATGCGCCGTTAGGTGATGCGCTTTGGTACTGCTTGAAATAATCTTGAGGAGAGTATTTGAAGCCTGCTGCGTCACGCGCTTGGTTTGCCAGGGAGTGAATCTGGTTTAAGTCCGTAACCCCGTTTTGTTGGAGCCACTGGTTATCGTTACCACCTTGCGCGTAGAAGTCTTTGATTTGCTGGTCACTAATCGTTTGTCCGTTTACCGTAATTGGCATGATTTGCTCCTAACCTAATTTGTTCCAAGTGCCCGAGTGATACCCGTAGAACCCAGCGCCAGCGCCAGGATTGAAATTCACACCGTCAGCACACACAATCGTGCCTTCACGATACTTTTCAGGAGCCTTATGCAGCACCTGTAGCGTTAAACGCTCGTTAGCAGATTCCAAGGCTTGAGCGATCTTTTCAAACTCGCGCCGTGTCATGTCATCAGGGATGAAGCCGGGGATGTATCGCATCAGTAGGCTCCCGTTGAAACGTAATCAATGGAAAACGATTTCATGCGCCAGGGAGCGTAATCAATGTTTGAGAACTTCACCGACATATACCTACCACCAATTGAGAACGTATCAACCTTGAAATCCGTGCCAATGGTGAAAGTTGCTGCTGGTGCCCAAGTAACAGCACCGTCAGGCGTCATGCTTGAACCAACTTGAATCGATACCGTAGCGCCAGAGTTACCATCAATCTTTGGCCTGATACCTTTGATTACCTTGATAGCGTTTGGATCGCCTAGCGTCATTCCTGTGCGCTCTAGGTTCGCTTCTATCAGTGAGCCAAAATCCGTGTTACCAGTGTCAACCAAGCTGATAACAGGTGTTGTATGCGACATGAGTAAACGAGCCTCAGCCGGTGAATATTCATTCTCATTCCACGAGCCTGCATCTGTTTCCCAAGTACCAGAAGCGGTAGCCCATGTATCGCCACCAACAGAGTAATTGATTTGCCCGAAAGCACCGCAAGTGACGTTATCTAGCTCACGAATTGCCCACGTCTTATCAATCCAGTTCCACACACAAGCGCGTGTACAGGTGCTGGCAGTTCCATACGGGAAGCAAATCCACACCTCATTACGTTGCGGGTTCGCAGTGACGAATGCGCGTGTGTAGTGGGTTGAATCAATGTTGTTGAAAATGAACTTGCGAACGAGTCCATTGGCAATCGAATTAACACCCTGCCCGGTGTTCAATACCACGTCACCGGCGGTTAGGACAACGTGCCCTAATGGTGTGTTTACTGCACAACCACGAGCAAGCATTCCAGATTCGCCGGGCAACCGCTGAAACCTAAAAATGTATGGTGCGCCGATATAGCTCATAGAGTACATCGAACGCTCTTTGTAGACAATCAGAGAGTCTCCCAATGGGAGAGCATCAACTATCTTATCTGGCGTCTCAGCTAAGTCCTGTTCACCAGCGTCTTTAGTCGCATCAGTAGCGTCCCAATCACCAGCAGCAGTGATAGAGCCAGGATTTAGTGTGGTACTCCACTTCACCATGCTAGGGTAGTTTGTGCTTCCCTTGGTGACGTTCAGAGCCACAATGAAATTCTTGAATGGACGCATTGCTTGGCATTTCCAAGTAGCGTCCCATCCCGGTATGGTTGCCAGGTTCGTACCCGTATCACCCGCCCAATACATAGGCAAGTCAACACCGTTGTTCAGGATAAGAACACCGTTAACCGATCCGCCCGTCCATTGGTTGTCAATCGCCCCTGTAGGAGCTGTCCCCGTTATATCTGTTCGGGTTGTACCGTCATCAGCATAAACCGCATTCAGTCCAGCGTGGATCCAAAAACGCTTGGTAGCAGTCGTATAAGGTGCGATGTAATAAGGAGTAACAGAAGGTGCTGCAAACACGCCTACAGTGCCTTTAAAGCGCTCTGCGTAGCCGTTATTGAAGCGCACATTCAATGCGTCACTCCAAACACCGTCTCCCAATTCCTCAGGCGTCAAATCAGATGCTAGACCGACACCACAAGCAGAGATATTGGCAATCATTTTTGTCGCTCAATAAGACGATCCAACTTCGATTCCATACGAAGCATGGCGCCTTGAAGTTCTCGGATTGCTTCTTTTGTGGAAATCTCAATAGCGCTATCACGTTGATGTAATACCGCCGCATCAGCCTTAATCAAAGCTATATCGCGTTTCAAATCCGTGTAACCAGTGACACAAGCAACGCCTACACCGATGATTGAAATAATGATGGAGAGATTGACTTCTTTCTTGAGATGCCAACCCGCTTCTTGAGGATTCGCCCTGCGCTCAACAAATTCATTCATATATGCTTCCCCGATGGGTCGTAAGGGTCTAACAATGGTTGAAACCAGTAAACGACTTTGAGCCGCCAACCGCTTGTAGCCTTTGAGTGACGGATAAGCCGATCAGTTACTAGGATTTCTTTGGGAAACTCCAGCAATACGATTGTCATTAGCGTGATGTTTACGAATGCGTCTAACAGGTAGCCGATCCACAGAACAGGTGCACCGAGAATGAGAGCAGTCTTTGATAGTTGCCCTGCGTCCTTTGCGCGTTTCAAGTTCATGACCGCGAGATAGAACACCCATAGCAACCAAATTGCTGCTATCAGCGTCAGTCCGATGGAGAGGAACGGACTCACGCCAGAATCTCAGCGGGACGATTGGCCGCAAGAAGCCCTAGCATCACGTACAGCCCAAGCACCTTGGCGGTCGCCGGGTCATCCTTGTTGACAACGGTTGCCGCCTTGTAGTCCTCAAGGCCAGAGCGCACATCGTCACGCTGCTCTTCTGTCAGTAGAGGGTCAGTCTCAAACTTTGCATTGAACCGATCGATTGGTGGCCGCTCTGCGTCGGTGAACAGCAGACGCCATTCGCGTTTTGATAGCTCTCGTTGTACGGGTTCTGCTACGGGTGTTGGCGCAGTGAATGTCGAGCCGTCATACAACCAGCCTATTCCCGCTGTGTCCGATTGAACCCAATTCGCCTTAAGAGCAGAATTAGAAACCACCGTATTAACTACAACACCGTTTTCAATGATTGCGTATTTCATGGCGTGTCCTTATGAGTAGAAGCGGAATACAACAGCACCAGCACCGCCGACACCGCCGACAGTTCCAGAGCCACCACCACCGCCACCAAGACCACCAGCACCACCAGTTGTAGTTACAGCATTTGCGCCAACCGCGAATAAACCACCACCGCCACCGCTACCAGTTGCCGCAGTGCCACCAGCAAAACCAGTGAACCCCCAAATTGAT